TCTTAAACCCTTACCTCATACAGAATGTATTTCTGTTCAAAGTGGTCAGTTTTTCCATTCTTATTTACAGATTATATTTAATATTATCGTAAATTGGATAATTGGTTTTAAGACTTTTGTTAATGTCTTAGATGTCCTTGCATATTGCAGAGCCACACGTTTTTTCGTTTTTAAATTTTTGAATTATATCAAAAATGAAACATTTACTATAAATTTTATTGGTAGATTTCATGATCGAATGCGTAATCCACGTGTTCAACAAATGTTGATAAGTGGAGGAGTATTAGTTACAGTTTTTTCTGCTTTTGTTTTAATTTTACGTAGTAAAAAGAATAAAAATTCTCATTCTGATTCGGAAGTTGTTTCGAATTATATGAAGAAGAAGGTTGCTTATTCTCGTGCTAAGAAAGAATTAGAAGAAGCTAAAAGACACTTCTGTGAAACTGAAAAGGATATTTTAATTAAAGCACAAGAAGAAGCTAAAGAGCAAGTAACATTGCAAACTGAGCGTTTGGCTACTATTAGTAAAATCATTAATGAACAAGATGATTGTATCAATATTCAAGGCAATCGCTTTAGTACTACTGAAGATCAATTAGAACGCGAAACACGTAATAACGTGTGGTACAATCCAAACATTGAATTGACGTCTTTTGATGTCCCATTAGCAAGTAATAGCTTAGTTAATATGAAATCGGAAGAGATGCGTGATTTCTTTGGAAGAAATTGTGTAGTACTTCTAGTTCGTGTTGAAGGTGAAAAAACCGTGCGTACTGTTAGAGGTATCTTTTTAAAAGGACATATTTGTTTAACGAATAAACATGCTTTCAAGAAAGGTGCCACTAAATTTAAAGTTACAATCTGTATGAAAAGTGCAATTAATCCTATCAATTCTAATTTACAAATTGATTTAGACATTGCGGATGTTTCATTGAGCTCACAAAATGATGTGTGTTTATTTGAGGTTGCTAGTTTACCACCTTTTAAAGATATTACTAAGTTTTGGATGAATACTCAAATTTCACCATCTGCTGGCATTGAATTATGTCGTGAGTTGGATGGTTCAATAAGTATCAATACAATCTTTAACATGAATTTTTTGCCTGAATTGGAAGTAGATGAATTGAATGGACGCTTCGATGTGTTTATGGGTATTTCAAACCATAATACTGAAGAAGGACAATGTGGTTCAATTTGTATTGCTACTACTCCACGTGGGCCTATAATAGTTGGTATTCATTTCTTAGGAGATGGAACAACTATAGGGGTCCTCAAAGTGAGTATGCATGAAATAAATCAATTGATGGAACATCCTTGTATTTCACGTAGACCAATAATTCAAGCTGGATTTGAACCAAAGTTGGAAAGTTCTGACAAAAAACATGTATTAACTGAACCTCATCATAAGAGTATGTTCAGATATTTAGAAAGTGGAACTTTAAATGTCTATGGATCATTTGCTGGATTTCGTCCTAAACCTAAGAGTAAAGTGTGTGCTACACCACTACAGAAAGAATTTTTAGAACATTATCAGGTTCCTGTCATGTTTGGGAAACCATGTATGGATAGTTGGGAACCTTGGCGAAAGAATGTAGTTGAAATGGTTAAACCTAAGGTAAAT